AAACCTTGCTCAAGTTCGTTTATTTGAGATTCAATCTCAACAAGTATTTTTTGACCTTTTTTATTTCTAGTCTTCCCGCTATACAACTCCTCTATTTGTCTCTTATATCGCTGCGCCCGATCAAGAGTTCTTCTAGAACGATTAACGGCTTTCGCTACTTCCTCTTGATTTCTCAAATTTACTCGTTTAATAGAACGGAGCATGTCTTCTAATGGGTCTTCACCCGTGCGCAATTCTTTAAAAGTACTTTCAAACTCATCCATGATTCTTGGAACATCAGCGACTAAACCATCTATTAAACCTTCATCACCAAGTTGTCCTAAAGGCATATCAGCAGTAGCAGTTCCAGCCCTTGGCCTTAAAGCCAAAGGATCAGTTAAAACAATATTCGGAGTAGCACCAAGAACACGACCATCATTTAAGCCTTCCCTACTCGCTCTATCCATCACTTCAAAAGCAGCATTTTTCGTGTCAAAAGAGTTAGCCCAAACAAAACCGACATACCCCTCTTGACGTAAAGATGTGCGTATTTCATCAAAAACGATTTCATAAAATAAAGAACCTTGTTTAGTCGTTGGAGAAACTCCTAAATTAAGTTGTTTAACTTGAGTCATTGGAGATTCAAACATTGTACTGATGTCTTCAAATTTTGCTGGAGTTCTTCCAGTTGGATTCCTAATTAAACGTTCACCCTTTAAGGCTGTAGACCATCCTTGATCTAAAGAATTAGGGAATAAAAAAGACTGAGACTGAACAGCCCTTCCAGTATTTGCAGCCCTCATATGTTGAGCGCCTAACTCCCACAACTCAAAACGTTTCCTTGGATCAGCATGCATAGATTTTGGATCAAATTGTAAACGGTACTCGTTTAAAAGATTTCTTCTTTGAGCGCTAGTCATTTCATCAACAAAGACAGTAGACAAAGAATAATCTTTTACCTTTGAAGATCTAAAAGTTGCTCTTAAAGGCCCTAAAGAATCATATGCAGGCGTACCTTTTTTAGTTCCATACACAGGCACACCTGTATTAGCAGAAACATCTGCAAAAGTAACTGGGTCTGCACCCTCAGCAGTGTATGGACTTGGATAAATCTCATCAGTTAATTCATATTGTTGCTTAGTTCCAAAAACATCAGATTGTCTAACCTGACCTACTAAATCCCTATCAGTAATTTTTGGATTTTCATTTAACCAAGAAGCAAACAACCACCTGTCTGCAGGAGTTTCTAAAACCTCAGTAACCATTTGGACATTCTCCAAATTTTTAGCCAAACGAGCAGTATCCATCATCCGACGTTGAGCAGCGACAGCATTAAAATTGCCTATGTTAGGTGTCTGCTGGTATGCCTTTTCCAAGACTTTAAGTTCTGCTCCATGATGCATCATTAACAATTCAAAAGTGTCATCACTTATCCTTGTACCCATATCAACCCAAGCCTGATTCATAGCATGAACTTTGTTAGAAGCATTACCTCCCCACACCAATTCTTCAGAAGCACTAGATGTTCCTGTCGCTTGCTGAACATATTGTTGACCTTCTACAGTTTCCGCTTTGTAAGAAGCGAATGGAGCAATATCCTCTGCTTCTAACGTTTCTCTAGAAACTGCTTCAACAAGGCTAAAATCGTCGCTTTCAACAAGCATCTGATTTTGAACATAAGTAGGATCTTCTACCCCATAAACTTTTATTTGATTAATATGATCTAATTCAAGTTCAGCCTTAACGGTAGGAATATAATTTGTACCCAAACCACTGTTACCCATGACAGCAGCCGAATTAAGTCCTACAGTTTCTCCAGTTGCAGGGTTAATCAAATCAATATCAAATTGATTTATTAACAATCTGAAACCTTCATCATCAGGAGTTAAAGTTCCCATGTTTAAGGCTTCAACTATTTCTTCTGTCATTTGACGATTAAATAAAAGATTTTCTCTTAACTCTCTGTGCATTGCCCCACTTTGGAATTGAGGCAAATCAGCAAGTGTCCTTCCGCTCCCATCCGCTAACTCCCACGCTCCGACACTATTTAAATGCTTGACCATAGTTTCCGAGAATTCATCAATCCCATTTGGACCTTGACCAAAAGAGTAAGTATAAAGAACATCACCAGATGTGAAATTTGTTCCTAATTTGTCAGGCCATGCAGTTATAGACGCTTCATCAAAACCTCCCATAATTGTTGGTGACAAAGAAGGGGTTCTCCCAAGATTAGTTTCTGTGCGATGTTGGATCTTTATAGTATTCGTCCACTCTTCTATTTCTTTAAGCGTAGGATAAGGAACTCCTACTTCTGCAGCCATGGCTTTAGATTGCGCCTCTAATTGATTAGCGAGGGCCTTGATATCTCCTTCAGGTATACCTGTAACTTCTCTTCTTAAAAATTCTTCCCATCCGCCATGTTTTGTTCTTAAATGAATCATTCTTTGAACTTGCGCTTTAGCATGAAATCTTCTTGTAGGATTTGCACGACTGCCAGATTCAGTGACCTGTTTGCGTGTTTGCTTAGGTCCCCTTTT